CCTATTTGTGCCGATATTCTATCCATGACGGCTCTACGTCTTTTTGAGCGTTCTACCCATTCCTCAACAAATTTATAATGCTCTGGAGGGTATTGTTTTTGAGAGTCCATTTTAGTTCGCATCTCCATAATACAAGTATGAATATCGGCTACTTTGGTTCTAAGATCGTCTACTTCGGACATAAGTTGGGCAAGTGGTTCGGTCATGAGTATTGTATCCTAATTGCTGGTACATAAACACCAGTTACAGATGGTAATGTTTGAGTTTGTAAGGTAACGCTTGTATTGTTGGAATAAATCCAATATCTTGTTTGTTCATTTGCTACACGATGAATAGAGTTTGAGTAAACAATTTGTGTTGTTTGTCCACTAATCAATGGGAATGTTTTTCCTGAGTTAGCGTTTACTACCCACCCTGAGCCTGTATTCTTTTCAGCATAAATATATAATATTCTGTTACCAGCCGTAGCCAAAGCATTTACTAATAAAGATAGACTGTAATCCCCCTCTTCTGAGAAAGTAAATACACCAGTACTATTGTTATAAGATATCCCTGTTCCACCAGCCAAAGTACTAGCAGGTGTCAATAATGTTGGCGTTGTGTTAACTGTAATACTTGATGTTCTATCATAAACCTCAATATAACAATTTGGTTTAACTGTATATCCATCTCTTGTTAAAGATGTAAATGCACCTGTATTTGCCGTTGTAGAGCCAATAGGAGGGGAACTAGCCAAATAATTACTAAATCCTGTACCTGACACAGTACCTGACGATGATAGGTTCGTAAAAGCCCCAGTAGAAGGCGTTATAGCCCCTATAGTTGAGTTATTTATACTATCACCTGTAATACCTACTCCACTAATCGTTCCACCTGTTATAGTGACGTTATTAGCGTTCTGCGATGCCATTGTTCCTAATCCACCTACTGAGGATATTGAGGAATAAATACTGTATAACCAATCCTTCCATTGACGTGTGTTTACGTCTTGTGCCACATTTGGAGGAGGTTGTAACTTAGTCGCCATCCTCTACCTCTTCATACTGCCAATCCGTACACCATCCATAGGATTGTAATTCAGGCAAATCGTGTTCTAATCTCTCACCCACATCGTCCCTAACATTAATACAATCAGGAATCTCAATCATCTTGACATTATCATAAGCCTTACCACAAGCCTCTTTAACGGTCTTACCTGTACCATTAGCGACTAATACATAATCACCTGCCGTAACAAGACATTTCTGCGTCTTAATCTCACCTTCTACATTCTGAGGGGCTTCTCCAATCATAACCTCACATAAAGCAAAGTCATCGGATAATTCCATTGGTAATCCATAAATAGGGAATCCTGTATGATCACGTCCTGTAGTCTTACTACGAGGATAATCCCCAATCGGAATTACAATACCTGTAGCGATGTTCTTAGATACTTTGAGAGTGTCCTTACCCATGAGTAAGTCACACATCCAATCCACAACAGAGCCACGATGGAGTGCTTGTTGGATATTAAATAGAGGCCATCCTGGTCGAGTAGTCCACTCTAATGGTCTAGGTTCACCTTGTTCATCAATAATAAAGGCTAAATCAACATAACCAGTATGCCCAATATACACCAAATAATCCTCAAATCTTTTAAGTGTTTCGTTAAAAAGATTAGATTCACTAACATAACGTAACACAGTACCTTGCTCACCAGTATTACATCCATAGTTACCACTCATTAATTTCTTATGTTCAAAGTTTTCACAAATCTTATCTGTGAATCCTGATGGGCCTATCCACCCACCAACAGCCACTTCAATTCCTGATACGAATTCTTGGAGGATGAAATCACGTTTCTTCCCCATTTGTTTCCAGCGTTCCAACATAAAGACCATATCTGCTGGAGATTTTGATACATACGACAGAGCCTTGTCAGCGTCACCTGATGGTTTGGATACATAGCGTTTTGGGTTTCCTTTTACAAATTCTATTGCAGAGTTATAATCATGGAACTCATACGAAGGCATCATATTGAGTCCTGCTTTTTTCATGACTTCTAAGCCATAATCTCTATCTAGTTCTAATTTAGCACCGATAGCATTAGTCCCAATAATAGGGTAACCATCTTCATGGAGTTTATTAATCTCACGCATTTGAAAGGCATTATCAGACAATACAATCAGGTCAGCCGACTTAGCATGAATCTGCCAATTAGTAACCCTATCAACGATTCCTTTTCCAATCTTAGATTGAGAGCCGTCTGCATGAGGTTTGACCCATTGTTTAACAGTATGTCCTTCGGCAATAGCACGCACGCCAAAGTCAACCATTGCACCAGCAGGATCAATTAATAATATTTCCATTAGTTAGGTTTCTTCTTTTTAGTTTTACCTGCTTTTGAAAGGGCGATTGCTACAGACTGCTTTTGGCTTTTGCCTGCTTTCATCTCAGTCTTAATGTTCTTCCCAATAACTTCTTTACTACTTCCTTTTTTTAACATTATTTATTCCTTTGCGTTTCATAAGCACCATAAGATGCTTTAATAATTAAATTTGCTGCACGAGATAAATCTTTAGGTGTCTCTACCATATTAATAACATTTTGTATCTTTTCAAATTCCGCAGGGTCTTGAATAATATATTTTTTAATGTTAGGTCCTACATTTGCCCATAATCTTTGTGCTTTTTTAGGGTCTTGTCCTTTTAAATAATAAGCAAACTCTTCTTTAAATACTTTTCTACTTATATCATCTTTTCCAAAATTAGATATTTTATTATTTATAGAACTAATTGAATTATTTTGAAACCATGTTGGTAACATATCTTTTGCTTCAGCGACAAATTCTTTTTCTTTTGCATTACGAGCAACTTGTTCTAACCCAACTTTTTCACCATTAACTAATTTGTAATGATTATTTTCAATTAATAGTTTATTTACTTGTTCACGCACAACATCTTGTTCTTTTTTAGTTAATGCTTGAAATTTATCAGATTGTGCTTGTAGATTATTAACAACTTCTTGACCGCTAAGAGGATTACCTTTTTCATCAGTAAAAACTTTTCTTATTTTTTCCATAGACGCATCACGAGATGCTTTTGGAAATTCGGATGCCATGTTATTAAATTTATTTACTAATTGTTCTTTAGGTAATGTATTTAATACATCATCATAAGCAGTTTTAGAACTTTCATACAAATCTTTTGTTGTAGTCCCTTTACCAAAACTAGATTCTAATTGTTCTTGAAATGCGGTTCTGTTTTCTATTGTTGCACCTTTAGTAGAAGCAGTCACACCTAATGCTTTTTCTGCTTCTTTACCGCTAATACTGGGAGCTTCTTTACCAAATAATGATCCTATTGCTTTTATTGCTTTATATTTAGGAATCATACTTAATGCCGCATCTTCTGCTCTTTGAAATACGGATGATGCTAATTTAGACCTAGCCAAGAAATCTACAGTACCTTTTACTGGAGCAGGCATACCTGCTGCTAATCCTGCTAATGTTTGTACACCACTTCCATATCCTAAATCTTTAGTAACTGATTCTGCTAATCCTGATAATCCGCCCATAACAGCACCACCTGTGGCAGTAACCAACGCACCAGGTCCTGTTATAGCACCAATTATTCCTCCTGTAACTCCACCAGCCAATGCTCCACCACGTATATTTGAGCCATATTCAGATAATGGTACTTGTCCCATCTTTTCTTTTTGAAGTCCAAATGGGTCTATTGAGGGGTCAACTGCTTTACGTTTAGATGTTGGCATCATTAAAGCAGCACCACCAGCAGTTTCTACAGGGGTTGTTAATCCTGGTATAGAACTCTTTTCTTTAGGAGTTTCTGTAGGTTTTGTTTTTACAGAAGGTAAAGATTTTGCAATTTCGTCTACTGTTGCATTTTGTTTGTCTAGTGGAAGATTTTTAAAAGAATCATCAACTGAAACTGTTTGACCATTTACTGTAATATCCATAATTATTTAGGTATTGACCAAGTTACGCCAGTTGATGTTTTATTCTCAGAACTATCTGCTTTAACTCCACCAGGATATTTCTGCATAAACTCAGAGAATGTTAAATTTTCATCTTCTTTAGATACGCCTTTTAGCATACCTTTAGATGCTGCAGATGCTAAATCAATTTCTTTTTGTGTATATGGAATTGCTTTTTTGACCAACTCTAATTCTTTATTAATTAAATCTTTACGTTCTTGACTAATCTTAGGGTCATTTAACATGACTTTAGCAGATGATTCAACAATTCTTCGCATCTCAGCCATTTTATCAAGAGCTACTTCTAATTTAGCACCAGCAGGTATTGCAACGCCTTTTTCAATACTTTCTGTTAATCCAACTAAACCTGTCGCAGCTCCCCCTGATTCTAATGACGCTAAACTTCGTGATACACCTGCCATACGAGTTTGCATTTTTTGAGAAGTAACATCATCCATTTTTTGATTAATTGCTGACAAAGGTGCAGTAAGTAATCCTGAGAAATTCTTTTGTCCAAATAAAGGTGATGTCGTTGTAATTGGTAAACTAGATAAGTTTTCTAACGCATCTGAAGCCTGTGTAATAGATACCATACTACGTTTAATAAATGGGTCTTCTTTACCAGAAGCCACGCCTCTCTTTTGCAAAATAACACCTTCTGATTTTTCTTGAGTAGGTACTCCCTTGAATTCATAATGAACAGGGTCTTCTTTTGGAAATGGTCTAAAGAATCCTTTTGAATTTAAGAACGCTTCAGTACCAGCAGGAGCATTAGTTCCTACATCAATTGCATTGTCATGGAATGTTTGTTTATTAGGGAAGTTAGCAGGATTGGTTGGAATGTATATTCCTTTCTCACCCTTTTGCGCCCTATTGTATAAATCTTGTTGTTGTTCTCTTGTTCTAGTGCCACTTGTAATTGGAATGTCAGTATTAAACTTAGTCTTAAATTCATCTTTTAATGAAGATAATACTTGCTCTGGAATTGGAGTTGATGGACTAGCAGAAACTGCCTGATTAATCTTTTCAGGAGGAACTGTAGCACCAGGCTTAACATCTTTAAATACTTCTTCAATAATTTTAGGGTCAACAGGAATACCGTATTTTTCAGCCAATTCAAGAAGTTTCTCTCTATCTCTTATAACATTTCTTGTTTCTTGACGTGCTTCTTTACGTTCTTTCGTTGCTGCTTCATCACGTCTACGAAGTTCAGTCCTAATTTTTTCTTGGACTTCTAAAGGAGCCATTGCAGCAATTTTTTTCATGTTTTCAGGACTATATTCCATAGGAAATCCTTTAGGAATAGGCATACCATTTCTTTCCCAACCTTTTACAACATTATTCCATTCATCCTGATTTGCAGCAGTTGCTAATCCATATAAAGCTGTGTTTTGTTCTTTTTTCTGTAATTCAGCAGCATTTTTTTCAAAAGTTGTTCCAGTAGTAATTAATCGTCTACCTGCATCAGTTAAATTTGAATGTTCTCTTGAACCTGGAGGATAATATTTTGCTTGTTGTAAATATTTTTTTCCTTGAGATACTTCTTGATTTGCCCTTAATTTTAAATCATTCATTTGCCCTGCTACAGTAGGCATTCCATTTTCGTCAGTTAATTTATATTGTGGGCCTAATACATTCTGTGCCATAGTGGCTAATTCAGGTGGTTTACCTTGTTCAGCAATTAATTCTTTTTGTTGTTCGCCTAATTGTAATTTTTGTAAATCTAATTTTTGTCTTTCAACACCCAACTTTTGTTGTTCAACATCATAGGCTTCAGGAGCCATTTGTCCTTTACGATACGCACCGTATGGGTCAAACGAAGTTGCTAAATTAAATAGTTCAGTTCCTAGTGCCATAATTATGCCGTTGGTGTTGGAGATGGTTGGTTATATCCTGAATATAAACTATATAAAGGATTAACAGGAGTTCCTGTAGCAGTTCCGACTCCTGATGCTATTGCTTGTGCGCCACCTAACTGACCACCTAGTTGTCCAGTAAGTAGATTTGCTTGAGAAGTAGCACCAGCCGCAGGTGATTGTCCAGCACCACTTAATCCTGCCAATGTGGCTAATTGTTGGTTATACGTCTGTCCTGCTAATTGTTGTCCAAACTGTTGTCCTTGTAACAATGCACCACCTGACACTAACCTACCTTGTGCCGCTTGTTGTGCCTGCATACCTTGTAAGCCTTGTGCTAAGTTAAACTGATAACCAGGTGTTGAAGTAACTGTTTGAGGATTCTGCATTAACTCAGATAATTGTGCGGCGTATTGTGAACGATAAGGCCCAAATGGGTCAGCCTGTCCTGCTAATCCACGCATTTGTTGACCTGCTAATAAGGAACCTACCCCACCCGCTACTTGTCCTAATCCACCAATAATAGGTGCAGCAGTCTTAGCCGCTCCCATAATTTGTGCTAATGAGGGTAATGAAGATGCTGGAGCAGTAGCACCACCAACTCCTAATGTTGAAGCATCAGCTAAACCTAATCCTGTTCCAGCAGAGTAATCTCCAACTCCTAAACCTAATCCAGAACCTAGTGATGAAGCACCTAATTGGGGAGCAACACCGCCAGCACCTAATCCTGCATCTACTGCTGCCGTACCTGCTACATCGGTAGCTGCTGCTGTTCCTGCAATATCTGCACCTGCTGCGACTCCTGCATCGGTTGCCCCTATCCCTAAAAGATCTGCTGCTCCAACTGCTGCGTCAACTGCCATAATATTATCCTATAATCTTAGTGAACACTCGTTCAGTTTCTCTATATCCTAGACGGTCAAATATTGCACCTACATCGTGGTGCTTCTTAGTGTTCATTATGACTCGTTGGACACCGTACTTCTTTAGGATTTCCTCAGTCTTGATAAACAATTTTACACCAATTAACCCTTTTCTATAATCTTTTGATATATAAAATATGTCATTTAGTGCTGTTAGACTGTCCTTATAATGCAAATGGTAACGTATAATACAAATGCAATATCCTATTAATTTACCCTCATCACGTGCCGTAATAATCCTCATGGCATCCATATCGCATAATCTCTTATATGCTTCATAATCAGGGTTTAATTTAATAACATCTTTGTTATTAGCTATCTCTTCATAATGAAGGTCTAATAATGGTTTAATTTCCCCAATAACCTTATCATAAGATTCCTCTTTATATTCAATCATGTATCCCCCTTTTCAACTTCGCACTCAATATATTGCAATCTTAATGGTTCATTGTCTGTATGAAATATGTCAAATGACCTTCTACGACCTTGACCACCCCTATGTACCTGAGATTTAGCAGTATTTAAATTAACATTCTGCCATTCAGAATAATCATTATAATCATTACTTGTCCAACGCATCAACGCATAAGAGTCTACTTTGTCCCCTATTACTTGCATTTCACGCCAAAACTTACGGATATTATCCCCACCATCAATTAATGGAGTCCTCGACAATACATAAATAGGATTACCGTCATCTTGATAAACCGTTGGGTCTAATTTATATACCTTTCCATTTGACTCATGTTGTAATAAGTCAAAGCCACTAAAACTGGTATAGTTATAACAACTAAAGTATTTCTCGGCATTATCTTCTACAGAACTCCAATATGTCCATCCATGTTGAGCAAAGTCATATACAAGAGTAATTCCTACATCTTTTAGGGTCAAAATGTAAAAAGAATGTCCTGAAGTCTTAACACTAAACGCATAGGCATTACTTGGGGTACATCTATTTAAAACTCTCTCTACATATTGGTTAGAAATAATCTGTGGGCTTTGACCTGCCAATGCAGTAATCTGATAACCCTTCTGTTGGCTTGTGGACATCCATACAACGGTATTATCCATTTGTACGACTGTATGTCCCTCAGCACATCCTACTTGTAATACGCTATTCTGATATGGTAAGAATGGGCTACCTGGTGACGCACCTGCATCATAGAAAAATTCTAAGGTATTTGTTCCCATTGCTAAAATGTAATTAACTGTCCTAGCAATACAGACTAAAGAATCTGACTGAGATACTGCCCCAATGTAATTAATTGCCTGCCATGTCGTAGGGTCTTCTACGTTCGAGTTATATATTAGCCCTGTTGAATCAGCCACTAAATAATATCCATCAATAAATACTGCACCTGTTACAGTAGATGTAGGATAGTTAGTCGTAAACGTAAGTGTTGTTGTTCCATTAGCTGTAGCATTTTGAGATAAAGTTAAAGTAGTTCCTGCGACAGTCAATACATACGTACCTGCCGTAATACCTGTACCTGATACGTTTTGACCTGGTTGTATCGCTGCATTAGAAGCCGATAGAGTGACTGTAGGGCTACCTGAACCTGTAGTACCAGACTGTGTTGTAATCGTGCTTGTAAGGTCTAATATCGTGCCTGATGCTATGGTATAAACATATCCCTTAACTTTGTTCTTAAAGAATACTTGTGTCTGATCTAATGTCTGTATGAAATCATATTTATCGGAACCATCCACAGTTCCTTTTGAAACGCCATTGTCATAGAACGTAGTTCCAACAATAGTAAATAAGTGAGTACCAATGGAATAGATGCCATTGCCTGCTCCTGATGAATTGGTTTGATAAGTAGATAGTCCTGGACGTTTGACTATCGCAGTAGATTCACTTTTCTCAATTTCAATGACTGCATTACCTAACTTAGCATCTTTAGTCAAAGTGCCATCACGAGTGCCAATATTGTGTCCGAGAGGTACTCTGATAATAGGCATTAGCGACCAAACCTTGTTTCTGGCATAAACATAGTAGAAGCCTCTTCTTGGCTCCAATCAATCATCTCATCAAGCATCTTAGCGGCTCTCATAGCCAACTCTTGACGTATACCTGCTGATACTCCATACTCCATTGCTACTTGGTCAGCCAAGCCAAATTTAAGTAGGTTATACCACTCATTAGGGAACTCAGGTACAGAATTGGGGCTTGTAATATCTGAAATAGGTAACTGAACTTGTAGATGGATGGTATAAGTAGAGTCAAAGGGTGTGTTATATACATAGAGTACACCATTGGTTAATTGTGGGTCGTAATAACATTGATTAGGAACTCCTTGTGAGGGCTTATAACTCTGTTGCATATATTCCTGTCTACTAATAACCTGTAGAACAGTATCATTGTTCGTGGAGCTTCTAATAAATGCCATTACTACTCTAAGAGGTCTGTCGGTGACTACATTACCTGTTGGGCCTAAAGTATACGTTGTTTGTCCTGCAACCATAGGAACTTGTAGGTCTTCTACTTTCCATAATGGTAATCCCTTAGTCTGTAATTGTTTAATGTAGAGGTTTAATGCTTCTGCACAGTTTTGATAATCAGCAGGGGTAGGATTATCCCCAGCACCAACGACTCCTAAGACTCGCAAC